GAAGCTATCGCGGCAGTACATTCTGCGCCGATGCGATCTAATGTAATACTTGATGAAAGAAAAAATGGAATGTAATGCACTCTGTTTTTTGCAAGAGTCGCCGCGGCAAGTACTGATCCGTTGCCTGCATCATAATAATATCCTGATAGATATTTAATAAACCAAGGCGATGCGTATTTATGCGCAATGTTTGTTAGATCAATTCCAATATCGGCAGATGTTGAAGTGCCAGAGTTTGTGATTGGCGCAGTAACGGCAATAACGCCAGATGATCCAGTATCGCCTTTAGCACCAGTCGCGCCCGTTGCTCCAGTATCACCTTTATCGCCCTTGTCGCCTTTAAGTCCAGTTGAACCGATTGGGCCTTCTGCGCCTTGTGCGCCTGGGTTACCTTGAGTTCCCTGAATACCTTGAGGGCCTTGAGGGCCTTGTGGCCCCTGTGGACCTTCTGGACCTTGTGGACCCGGTGGGCCACCTGCATCGCCCTTGTCTCCCTTTTCGCCTTTAGGACCGGGAAATAGGTTATTAGAGCTGATCGTTACGCGACCCATTACTTACCACCTAACATCGGGATATTAAAGAACGAACCATCTGTATCGCCTTTTGGAGTGAAACTAATATGGCAATGATGGTTATGCGGATTGCTTCCAGAATACTTGCGCCAGCGCCAGCCCAAGCGAGACGATGCAATTCGTCCTGCGAAGATGATGTAAGCAATTCGCTTCTCTCCAGCCTTGGCCGCGAGTCGAATCTGATCTGCAATATCTGGCATGAGGTCGGGCTTGCCTGACTTATGGACATCTCTATCGACATCGATGGCTCTAACAATTCCAGTTTCTCGATCAGGATTGTGGTCAGAAGGACGCGCTGAATGACGGAGATCGCCGATCCAACCATCGCTACGCCTATCACGATCACCATAAGAATCGTCGAATTGAAGTCTTAATTGTTGGCCAGCCTTGCATAAAATTGGTTTCATTGTCCGATGATCGCCTGTGCTTCATCGAGGTTGAGTCCAAGTGCCTCAAGTTTAGCGATAGCCGAAGCCTTAGCAGCTGCTTTAGTAGCGATGAGAGTTGCCTCTTCTGCTTCCATGGCTTTAATCGCGTCCTTGATCTGCTTGGCTGTAGGAGTAGTTACGCCTTCTGTGTGCCAGACTATCGTGCTTGGATCATCGTCAGTCATGACGAACTCTGCATCTGGGCGTAAGTATCGAATTGCTTTCATATTGATCATACGATCACCTCTTGTAATGTGACTGTTCCTTCTTGATTAGTGCCGTTGATTGAAATAGTACCAAGTGATCCAGATCGTCCAAATTGTAATTTGTATGTGACTGCTGATGTTGTTGCTGGAGAATCTAAAAATATCAAAGTGTTATTTCCATTTGCAATATAGGATGAAAATGCCCCAGTTGAGAAAGTCGCGTAATGTCCAAAATTGCTTAATTGATAAAGTTGCGTTGCTCCATTGTTGATTCTAAACTTAGCCCAAGCCACGCCATCATCAATTCTGCCATCGATGGAGCAATTAAAGTTCATGGTAATTAGAACTTTGCTAGTGCTTTTGGTTGGAGTGATCGTTGCCGACATATTTGTAGCATCTGCATAAGTGCTAGAAGTTGAACCTGTTGAGGTAGAAGTTACAGTCTGAACCACCTGCCCGACCCGGTCTAAGTCGTAAAGGGTTGAGTCAATGGCGGAACCAAGGGTACGGATAGCCAGAGCGCCATCCTTGACATAGCCTGTGTTATCAGGCGTAGTCCAGCCGAAGTTAGTAGTTGTTGCCATTGTTGCCCCTAGTCATCGTAAGTGTTCCATTGTACCGTAGCGCCGACTGTAGCCCATGTAAGCGAGGCTGAGACATCTTGCCAGCGAGTAGGTGTGAAGCTGTAGGTGTAGTCGGTTGTATTGAGAGTCAAGATCATCTCGTACTGATTGATCGAAAAGGTATAGCCCTCGACGAAGCCTCGATACATCGTGTTCTTTAGTGCGATTGGAAGTGCTGTGATCTGGATTGGCTCACCCATGCTCATCGAGATGTAGAAGTCCTTCAGAACATCTGAGACGTTGGTTGAGTTGATTGGGATGGTGAATGAGCTGAGAGAGGTTCTTGGGTAGGCTCGAAGGGTTACATAGCGATCAGCCTGGAGTTGAGCATCTGCCCCATTGTGAAGTTCAGTAGAGATCGATCCATCTACCTGCCCGAAGTCCGAAATACTCGTGGCATCTGTGGCAGTCTTTGTGCCAGAGTCATAAGTGAAAATAAGATTATTGAGAATGTCTGCCAGAGTCTTCTGGCTTGATACGTTGCCCCAGAGAATGTGACCATTAGGGATAACTGTGTATCCATTGGCCCTAGCATCATTGGTTCTGCGAGACTCATTGGCGAAGCCCACCTTGCCTAGATTGGTCTCATAGATGTATCCGAAGGCTTGCTGGGCGAATGAAGCTGCGAGTGAATAGGCATCTGCTCGCTCGCCTGGACGAGCTGCGAACTCATAGATCGCTGGGCTATCTACTACATCGATGGTCTGCCCGGCATCGTTGAAGATGCGAGTCATGCGATCTGTGTCCATCTCCTTAGACCAGTTTGATGCTCCAATGATCTTTCGAGACATCTGGGAGAACGGGCCAACGGCTGTGATGGTCTGGACTGCATTAGTCCCGATTGTGCCTGAGCCTGCGAGGTTATTATCAACGCTAGTGATCTTGCCTGTAAAGATTGTGACGTCTGTGCCTGCGACGTTCTTAACCTTGATGGCTACCACTTGGTTCATCTCGAAGACATAATCCGTATTGGAAGTGTTTAAGATCGAGATACGAGCATAAGAAGATCGAGCCTGTTCCCAGACTGAAGTTCTGCCATAAGATATCTGGACATCTGAAAGTGTGATCGACTTGCGATCAGTTCCGTTTATCGAGATGGTTGCCCTAGGAGTCCAGGTCATGCGCCCACCAGTAGCGAGGCTCCGACCTTGTTGAATGTGCCTGAGAGTGTTGCCTCACGATTGAGAATCTGGGTGATCTGTCGAGCTGTGGAGATAGGATCGATTGCGCCATTGACTGTAATGTTGATTGTATTGCCTGAGGATCCACCTAAGGCATTATTAGGAATGATCTTGCCTGAGCTTGAAGGCGTAAATAGTTCTGGACCCTTCTCGCCGACGAGATAGGTTGTACCGCCTACTACTGGACCACCAGCGGCTCGACCACCGCCGAACATTCCACCGATAGCACCACCGATCTTTGATCCTAGACTGATGAGTGTCTGGAATCCTCGAATGAGGGCTCCAACTGCATCAACGACTATTCCAATGGCAATGCCTAAACCTTGAACCGCGATCTTGAGAACTCCGCCTAAGAATGGAGCGACGTACTTACCGAGGAACTCGAATAAGGCTTGGAACTCCTCTTTGTTATCTTCTACAGCACTCTTGATGTTCTTGAATGCTGACTGGATACCTTGGAAGACTGGGATGAAGATTGACTTGGCTACTGTGATGAAGTTGGTAAGCGCGTTGCCTATTCCCTCTTTGCCGCCGATTGAGTCAATAAACTTCTGGACGCCCGGTACTACCTTCTGGACGATGAAATCAACCATGGGAGTAATGGCATCGAGAATGAATGAACCGACTGTCTCCTTACCTTCATCGAAGGCGATCTTGAGACGACCCATCTTGCCTTGGAATGTATCGGCTTGCTTTGAGGCTTGCCCCTCGAATGTCTGTGCGAGTTTGGCAGTAATCTCATCCATGCTCATCGTCGCTAGTTCAGCCTTGGATAGACCAATACCTAAACGACCAAGAGATGCAGTATTGCCCTCAGCTGCGCGAGCCATTGCATTCGTGACCGCTTCTAAACTTTTACCGCTACCAGCCGCGACATCGATTGCGATGGTCTGTAATCTTTGTGCTTCTGATACGTCTTTAGTTGCTTTGACTAGACGATCTAAACTCGGACGAAGTTCATCGTCTGTGACGCCTTTAGCCAGAGAAGTCTTAAGGATGTAATCCTCTGTTGCGCTTATCTGCGCTTCTGTTGCCCCTGTGACGTTCTTTAAGGATGTTGCTAGGCGTATCTGTGCGGCTTCATCCTCGATCGCGGCCTTGACTCCATCGATGGCTAACTTGCCAGCGTAAGCGACTGCGGCAACGCCAGCAGCTGCGAAGG